TAAACCTTTAACACCTTGAATATTATCTGAAGAATCTCCTAATAGGGTTTTCATTAAAATAAAATTAGAAGGTAAAAGCCCAAATTTCTCTTCTACTACCTTAGGAGTATAATATTCTTTTTCCATAGGTCTATACACAATAATTTTATCAGTAACTAGTTGTAGAAAATCTTTATCACTAGATACTATAAAACATGTTGAATTATATTTTTCAACTAATTTCTCAGATAATACAGCTATAATATCATCAGCTTCAACCTTATCTATTATAGTAGTTTTTACAGGTAATAACTTTAGATATTGAATAATTCTTACAATCTGGTCGATTTTAGAATCATGTTCATCTTCAATATTGTCAAAAGCTTCCCAGTTAGTAATCCGCTGTAAATTCCTTGTTCCTTTATATTCTGATATTAGGTTTTTTCTATTAACTGTAGATCCCGCTCCATCAAATACCAGATAAACAGAAGTTGGGTTCGTTTGTTTAATCATTGCTCCTAAAGAACGGAAAAAACCTCCTAACCCCCCAATATGAACTCCATCAGGATTAACCATATTCATCATAGCGAAGTTGCGAAAAAACAAATTTAAAGAATCTATTATAAGTACTCTATCATGACGTTTTTGGGTTGGTGTTTCCTGATCTTCTTGGATATCTCCTAGAAGATTAAATAATTCTTTATGTTTCATATTTTTTATTTTATATTATATATAAGGCTTTTGTATTAAGCTACTTACGACTATGCAATCGGGGAGGTGTTGGTTATCTACTCCATCTCTTATATATAATAATGTAGTGTTATAGGTCCTCTAAATCATAAAGAACTGGAGTTACATCTTCTTCTTCTTCTATTATCTGAAAACTTCCTCCTCCTAATATTTTAGACCATTCGTCTGAATGTTCTTTTTTGTAGTTGTTTTTATCTTTGTCTGTATCTTCGATAAATCCATGAGATGTCATAACTATCTTACCTCTTGCTGCTATACCATTAACATGGTTTTTATCAATTTGTAGGTTAGTTCGTTTTCCCCATTCTACTTGTTTACCTCCTTTAATTGCTTTAATTTTAGAAGTACCAGCATTTGAAACATTTCCAAAAGTTACTACAAATGTAGCATCATACCACATAGCCATTCCTCCCTTATTCATCATTTTAGGTTGACCCATAGGTGATTCCGCTTTTGCAGTCCATACTTTATTAATAGCTATTAGACTATTAGTATAGGGGGAAGATTCTTTACGGGACATTACAATACTTTGGTTAACTGTATTACCAAATTGGGTTGACATAGCTCCTGCGTTCCATTCGTTGTTATTTTTTAATTTTTCAACGGACATGGCACAAGGTATTGAGCCAATCGAATCCCAAAAGAAAGCTAAATCTGTGGGTAGATTACCCTTCTTCTGTTCATTTTGTAAATCCATTATAAAGGCTGCTACATCCTCTACAGTATGAAGTGTTTCTCTATCAACATATATAAAATCTCCTTCATAATCCACAACATTACCTTCATCATCTTTAATTAGATTAACTTTTAACCCCATTTGAGCGGCATGTTCCCAATTCCATTTCATTTCAGTAATAATGAATACAGGTAAAATTCCCATAGACTGTGCTGAAACTGCTGCTTCTAATAATGCTGTAGTCTTTCCTGTATCTGAATGACCTCGAAGCAGTACAATATGTCCCATAGGAATTCCTGGTACTCCTGATACTTCTTGGAATGCTGGAGATAATGGGATCCATCTTTGTTCTTTAAATTTGACATTTTTATCTAAACCTTTAGAAGATTTAAATTTTTTAAGGTCAAATTTGCTCTTAATCTCGGCAGACACTGCCTCCGAGAGAGACTTTGGTGTTTTTTTGGCCATATTTAGAAAGGAAGACCATCATCATGGTTACTTTTTACACCTTCGAACAAATTATCAAATTCATCTACCTTATTTTGCTTAGCTTTAGAAGTATCTAAGCTAAAATTAGATTGTGATTTAGATGTAGAGGGTGGTTGAACATCATCAGAATCATCATCATCTTCAGGAGATAACCATTTTTCCAAAGCAGATTTCATTTCTTCAAAAGAATATATCTTAAATAATCCTTCTTTAGGGTTAGGTTGGTTATTAGTCCATTCTTCTACTAAAGAAGCATCTTCACTAAGTGGTGAAGTTTTCAAACGAACTCTTACAGATGATTTATTATAAGGTGTACCTGTTGATTCTGGTCCTACTGTCTCTATAGTTAGGTCACGTCCACCAACAATATCAGTATAATCTCCTATTTCATCATCTACAGCTAGAGCTAGCAATTCTTCATAAACTTGTTTACCAAATTGCCATAAACGAACACCTTTATCTTCTTCACCACGTACTACAACGGGAACAAAGATACGATTTTTAGCATCTAACTTTTTAGCTAATACATAATTTTCCTTATTATAATCACCTTCACGTAATTTCCCAGCAAATAGTGCTATTGGATCCTTCTCCCCATAATTGAGAGGTGAAATCATTACTTTGTTAGTAATACCATAATAGAATTTTAATTCCACAAAGGGGTTAGAAGAATTGTAAGCAGATGGGACGATTCTAATCTGTTGTTTACCTATAGTAGGCTTCCAAAAAATAGTTGTGTAATCAGTCTTTTGATTCCCCTGTGATTTTGATTGGAGGGTATCCAATTTTTGCTTTAATGCATTTAAATCCATAATGTAACTTTTATTTAATTATAACTTTTATGTGGTTGTCAATATAATATCCCCTTTTGAGGACTCCAAATTCTAGTAAACTTTTCTTCAAAAGCTTTCTACAATTTTATATATCAATAATTTTGTAAATTTTAGTATTGAGCTGGGTTAATTCTCCATGCTGGGTTAGTAGAACACAATTTTTATAGTGGGGCCATTCTACTCTGTATCTGGTATCTACCACACCACCATTGAGTTTTTTAATTAACTCATTTAATGCATTTATAGTATATAAGGTATTAGTTTCCTTTTTACGATGAACCAAAATAGTATTTTCAGGTATAAAACTAACATTGGTGTGATCTACGTTATACGTAACTACATACTCGTTTTGACCCACTATTTCTAAAACAAATAACTTGTTATAGATTATATCGTATTTTATTTTTATACTCTCGATCAACACATCCAACCCCTCTAGGTCTGTAAATGTGCAAAATAATTTATTATTGAGATTCACTTCGTTTAATTCGTTTAGATTTGTTATAACATCATAACCCGAATTATACATATTGCCCTTATTTTCCAAAACTGTAATCATAACCTATTTCTTCTTTAATGTTTAATTTAAATTTCTCAAATACTCCTCTAATTTTATCTAATATTGCCTCTTCCCCATCATCAAAATCGAATAAAAACGAATCATAACAATAGTGTACTAATTTAGTTTTACACCCCCTAAGAATTTTAAACATATCCCACAACATTAAAACATTTATAGCCGTTTCTGCTTCCTGCAATAAATAATTAAATAATTTTTGCGGGTTCATTTTCCCCAATTTATCCTTTTCATAAATGTATCCAGAAACCGGACATTCCATCACACCATCTCTTTGGAACTTAACCCAATTCTCTCCTACGTATTTTTCAATACCTTTAAAGAATTCCAGATTCTTATATTGCTCAAAAACCCCTCCGTATAATTGTTTAAAAGTAAGTTCCTTAGATTTTTTATAATCAACCTTATAGAGCAATGCCAAATGAGAATGAATATCACTAGTAGGGAATTCATACCCAATTAAACGAGCAGCTAAAGTTGGGTGATATGCACTAATATCAATTTCTATAAATTTGTTGTTGCGGGGAATAAAACTTTTTCTACACCCATTTTCTTTGTTAAGAGCTGCGTAATTTACACCCCCAAAAGAATTTGATGGTCTTGTAGTTGTTGTTTTTAGGTTGAATTGAGTGTGGACGTATTCACCGTCAATTGCGTGGAAATATTCGGTGAAGGTGTCATTGTGTATACGTATGCCATTTCTCTCGATGGCGTTGAATACCACGGATACTCGGCTGTTAAAGAACTCATCATATTTTGTTT